TATGAGGTGTCGGGCACTGACCCGGTTAAGATAACCATTTTGGGCGCCGAACTGGCGATTAGCCCGACCAATGGCTAGCCCTCCTAATGTAACCAATATCCCGGCCCCTCGGGTGCCGTTGATTGACGACCGCACCGGGCTAATGGCGCGCGAGTGGTACAGGTTCTTTTTCAACTTGTTCAACCTTACCGGCGGCGGGTCCAACACCGACACGCTCCAAGACGTGCAGCTAGGGCCTCCGTCAGAAGACCCAGCGGTCTTCGTGCGGGCGCTGCAAGCTGCTGCGCTAAACCCCACAGACACCTACGCAGCCAACGCTGACGCGGTCTTGCAGAGCCAAGTGCAGGCCCTAGCGGTCACGCCGCCACGCATCGACGAGGTGCCAGGCTGGCTTATCCTGCCGCGCGCCATAGCCGCCGGCGCGTCACCTTTCACCTTTCAAAACACCACCGGGCGGTCTATAGATGTCATTGTGACGGGGGGCACGGTATCCGCCATTGCTTTCTCGCGCGACAACGTAACTTTCTATGGTGTCGGCTCGACTTCTGGGGTATTTTGGTTGTCGCCTAATGATCGGTTGCGTGTAACATACACTGTTGCACCTACCTTAACCCTTGTGCCGAGGTAGAGCATGGCCGTTGTTATCTCACTCTTTGCCGGCGTCGGAGGGCAGTTTTTCGACAACAACGGCGACCCGCTTACGGGCGGCTTGATCTACACTTACGAGGCGGGCACCACGACCCCGGTAGCGACCTACACGTCGTCTTCTGGCACGACACCACATGCCAACCCGATTGTTTTGGACGCTGCTGGCCGCGTAAACGAGATTTGGTTGGACGATCAGACAGCCTACAAATTTGTGCTGAAGACCTCGACGGGCATCACGATTGCGACTTACGACAACGTGTACGGCCCGGCGGCCAGTTTCAGCCCCGTCGTAAACGGCGATCTGTACGTCAACGGCAACGCCTACGTCAGCGGCAGGATTGCCATAGGCGGCACAAGTTCCGCGGTTAAGCTGTCCATCCTTTCCACAGACGCTGTTCTGGTGCCCGTAGGGACTACCGCAGAGCGGCCTACAGGCGCGTCAGGGTATTTGCGGTTCAACACGACGCTGGGCAGCTTTGAAGGCTACAATGGCACCATATGGGGTTCTATTGGGGGTGGCGCCACGGGTGGCGGCACGGATCAGGTGTTCTATCTGAATGGTCAGACCGTGAATACCAGCTATTCAATTCCTGCTGGTCAGAATGCCGGTTCGTTTGGACCAATCACTGTAGCGAGTGGCGCGGTTGTGACCGTTCCTTCAGGCTCAACTTGGACGGTGGTGTGATATGCCCGTAAAGCTCAACTCATCTGGTGGCGGCAGCGTCACCCTAGACACAGCCAGCACCGCCAGCGGTTTTACAGCGACGTTTCCTGCGGTTACCGGCAATGTAGTGACGACCGGAAGTACTGCCGCGGTTACGCCGGCGATGCTGACGCAACCGTTGACCCAAAGTACAGCGCAGGCCAGCACTAGCGGTACGTCCATCGACTTTACTGGCATCCCTTCTTGGGTAAAGCGCATCACGGTAATGTTTAACGGCGTCAGCACGAATGGCACGAGTAACAAGCAAATTCAGCTTGGGGACTCTGGCGGTTTTGAAACGACAGGATATTTGGGGGCAAGCGTTCAATTAACTGATGCTGCCTCTGTTAATGCGGCAACAATTACAACAGGCTTTGGTATTCGGTCTGCGCTTGCCGCCGATACGATAAATGGCGCCGTGGTCATCACAAACCTTACCAGCAACACTTGGGCTGCCCAAGGCGCGCTGACCGATTCTTCGCGCGGCGCCGGCTATCTTGTGGGCGGGGCAAAAGCGTTGTCGGATGTGCTGACGCAAGTTCGCATCACGACTGTCAACGGCACCGATGCGTTTGACGCCGGGTCCGTCAACATCCTGTATGAATGAGGTTTGAAAAATGCCGCACCGCGTTGAAGTGAACGTACAGACCGGCGAAGTCCGCGAGGTCGAATTGTCACCGGAAGAAATTGCCGCGCTACCTTCCGCCGATGAAGTGACCCAGCCGCCCGCGCCGCCGACCAAAGCCGAATTGTTGTCGCAGTTGACGGCCTTGCAAGCGCAGATTGCTGCGCTACCGGAGGAATAACCCATGCCCATCATTATATCCGGCTCCACTGGCATCTCAGGCGTTGACGGCACCGCGTCGTCCCCTGCTATCCAGGGCGCCGACACCAACACCGGCGTTTTTTACCCCGCCGCAGACCAAGTTGCCATCGCGACCGGCGGCGTACAGCGGCTGTTGGTGGACGCGTCGGGCAACGCTACGCTCACCGGGACGCTACAGGTTGGCGGTGTGGCCGCGGCCATGTACCCCTTAGTGTCCGGTACTGCCGTCGCGTCTACCAGCGGCACGTCCATCGACTTTACTAGCATCCCGTCTTGGGTGAAGCGCGTCACGATTATGTTCAACGGCGTCAGCACCAACGGCACAAGCAATATTCAAGTTCAAGTGGGTTCTGGCTCGTTTAGCACAACAAGCTATCTTTCCAGCGTAGCTGTTATTAACGGGGGAACAAGTCAGGCTGGTTCAACTACAGGCATTATTGTGACAAACGGGTTAGCCGCCGCCAATAATTTTAGCGGCCTAATTACGTTTGCGTTAATTGCTTCAAATCAATGGGTAGCAAGCGGCAATGCTCAACACAGCACAGCTACCGGAGCAATGTTTATGGTTGCTGGCTACACGCCCGCGCTTGCGGGCGTTCTTGACCGTGTTCGCATCACGACCGTCGGCGGCACCGATACCTTTGACGCCGGGTCCATCAACATCCTGTACGAGTGAGGGCTAACCAATGGCCGTAACCGTAACCGTCCTGATCCCGGCGAAGACCGCCGAAAACACGCAGACGACGCAATATACGTCGACCGGCGTGACCACGATCATCGACAAGTTCACCGCGACCAACTACACCGGCACGGCCGCGACGATCAGCATCAACTTGGTGACGGGCGCTGGCGCTGCCGGCAACGACAACTTGATCGTCCAGAACAAGACGCTGCAAGCGGGCGAAACCTACACCTTCCCTGAGATTGTGGGCCAGGTGCTATCCCCTAGCGCGTTCATCTCGACGATTGCCGGCACCGCGTCGGCGATCAACATGCGCGCCAGCGGGCGCCAGGTAACGCAGTGACCATAACAATCCGCCGTCCTGAATACGCCGACCTAGGCCGGTACACCGAACTGGCCGTTGAGTTTATTGCGGCGGCGCCGATCAGCAAACTTGTAGAAATCACACCCGACAACGTGGCGGACTTTTTGGTCCGCGCTATCGACAACCCCGATGTAGGCATGTGGATGGCTGTCAAAGACGGCGTTATTGTTGGTATCTGCGGGGCGCTGCGGTACCCGCTGTACTTCGGCCCGCAACACATTATCGTGCAAGAGTTGTGGTGGTGGCTGACCCCTGACGCGCGAGGCAGCGGCGCAGGGCAGGCGCTGTACAAGACGCTGGAAGATTGGGCCAAAGAAAATGGCGCCGCCGCGATCTTTATGATTGCGTTGGACGACGATAGGGTGGAAAAAACCAGTAAGTTCTACGCGCGCGCCGGGTATAAACCTTTGGAGCGCACGTTTGCAAAAGGGGCCGGGTCATGGCTGTAGGAACCACCGCCGCATTAGTTTTGGGTGGTGCTGCGTTAGCAGGCACCGCCGGGTCTATGTACGCGTCCAACCAAGCCGCTAAGGCGCAGAAAAACGCCTCGCGCGACGCGGCCGCTGCTACCTCTGCCGCCGCGCAACAGTCCATCGACGCCCAGGAGCGGATGTTCGGCAAACAGGTCGAACTGCAAGAGCCGTTTCGCCAAGCTGGCCTGTCCGCGCAAAACAGGCTGTTGGATTATTTGGCGCTAAGTGAAGACCCTTCGGCGCCTGGATACGGTAAATACGCCCGCGACTTTAGCATGGCCGACTATACTGCCGACCCCGGCTACGGGTTTCGTGTTAGCGAGGGCATGAAGGCGCTTGAACGGTCAGCGGCCGCCCGCGGCGGCCTTCTGTCTGGCTCTACGCTCAAGGGCATCACGCGGTTCGGACAGGGCACGGCGTCTGAAGAGTACCAGAACGCGTTCAACCGCTACCAGGTGAACCGCGCCAACCAGCTTAACCCGTTGCAAAGCATTATGGGTTCTGGCCAGACCAGTGCCAACACCCTGACTTCTGCGGCCGGCCAAACCGGCGCCGGGATGGGTAGCACCTACATGGGTATGGGTGCCGGCCTGTCAAACGCCGCAATGGCAGGCGGCGCTGCCCGCGCGTCGGGCTACACTGGCATGGCCAACGCGCTGACCAGCGGCCTTAGCACGGGCGCCAATCTGTACATGCAATACCCGTTGTATAGCGCTATGGCTGGGTATTATGGGCGTATGGGTGTAGGCGCGGGCGGTACCGGTTATGGCCCCGCGTCTAACGCGGCGGTTTATTCCAACGCGGGCGTTCCTATGAATTACGGCGCGATTTAAGGAAACGGACCTATGGTAGATTACGCTATCGCGAACCAAATCCGTCCCTTCCAACTGCCTGACATCGCCGGCATCGCGGGCGCCATGCAGGGGTTGGAACTGAACCGTATGCGGTCGCAACAACTTCAAGCCGCCGAGCAGGAACGCAACGCGCTGCGCGGTCTTATGGCCGACCCAAACTTTGATATTTCTTCACCTGAAGCTTCGCGCCGCATCTTGCAAGTGGCCCCGACCATTGGAGGCCCGGCGTATAACGCCGCCCTTTCAGGACGCCGCGAACTACGTCAAAGCGAAGCGGCTGCGGCAGAGGCAACACTGAAAAATTTTGACCTTAGCCGCGAAAGTTTGCGCGGTATTGCTACATTGCCCGAAGGTGACCGTCAGGCCGCTTGGGAGGCTTGGCGCGCGCGGACTGAAGCTACTGTGCCGGGCACTCGCGGGTTTATTCCGCGCGCGTATTCAGATGAGGCTTTTGCGGCGATGATTTCTAAAGCCGACGAAATTGCCAAAAACCTGACCGAGCGGCCGACAGCACTTGTTGGCCCCGGCAACGTCCCCGTGTTTGCTGACCGTCGTACACGCACGTTCCAAATGGGCACAGAAGTCCCCGGCGGTGCCGCTCCTCCTGCCGCTGCTCCGCCCGGTTCCCGCGCTGAAGGGCCTCCAATGTCGCCGGGCCAAACAGCCGCGGCGGATTTCTTGCGCCGCCGCGAAGGGTTCCGCGATACGCCGTATTACGACGTAAACGCCTTTCGCGCCGGCTACGGCAGCGACACCGCGACGCTGGCCGATGGCACGGTCGTGCCAGTGCGCCAAGGCATGACGGTCAGCCGTGAAGATGCCGAGCGCGATCTGGCCCGGCGCATCCCTGAGTTTGAACGGCGGGTTGTTTCGGCTGTTGGGCAAGACCAGTACGCAGCGCTGCCACCCAACGCTCAAGCCGCGCTGATTTCCATCGCGTACAACTACGGCACCCTGCCGGGCAGCATCCGCGCTGCCGCTCGGTCGGGCGATCCCGCCGCGCTGGCGCAGGCTGTGGCAGGATTGGCCGGCGATAACCAAGGCGTCAACGCTGGCCGGCGCCGCGAAGAAGCCGCGATGATTGCCGGCGGCACCGCGCCGAATGCCATGGCGGCGCCAGGCGCTGCTATGCCCGCCAACGCCATGCTGGCGCCGCCTGACGCCACGGCGGCGCAACGGCCCCTAGGCATTCCCGAGTTTCCGGGACTTCCAAGGGCGGCCAACTTAAGCGACGCGGACTTGATCAAACGCATACGGGATATCCAAAGCAAAGAAGCTGAAGCCCGTATGCAAGAAGATTTGCGGCGCGAAACGGAAGCGGCGCGGGTTCAAGAAGAAGCGCGGAAGGCGGGCGCGACATCGCGAGCGCAAGCGGAAGTGCGGGGCTCTTTGCCGCCGCCGCCGGCTGGGTACCGCTATAATAGCGATTTTACCGCCTTAGAGCCGATCCCCGGATCGTCGCAGGCACAATCCCAAACGGAACGTCGGTCGAGCCAAGTTGCGGCGGCCAATGTTGTGACGCGCGACATTGACCGCGTACTGGAGAGGTTGGACACGGCTGTTCTCCCTGTGACGGGCCTCGGCGCCACTACCATGGCCGCGCTAGTGGGCGGCTCCCCGGCTGCTGACGTTAAAAGGCTGCGGGATTCCTTGGAAGCCAACATCGCGTTCAACAAATTAAACGAGTTGCGTCAGCAAAGCCCCACCGGCGGCGCGTTGGGCAACGTGACCGATAAGGACATGGACCTGTTAAAAGCGGTGGTGGGCAGCTTAAGCCAAGACCAATCACCGCGGCAGTTCCGCGAAAACTTGTTGAACGTCCGCGCTGAGTTTATGCGGGTCATTCACGGGGATAATTGGCGCGAAGTAGCCCCGCCACCGCGTGAACCGCCGCCGCCAGAACGGCTGCCCGGTCGCCGTGGCACCGCCCGGCCAAACGTCCCCGCAGCACCAGCAGAAGGTGGGTGGACGATCCGCCCAGTGCAGTGATGGAATATGAAGTCACAGCCCCTGACGGGCGCCGGTTCATTGTCACCGCCCCCCAAGGCGCGACGCAAGAACAGGTGTTGTCTTACGCGCAACAAAATTTTCAACCGCAAACTCCGCAAGCGCCGGACACGTCCCTCGCGCAAAACGTCGGCGTTGTAACGCGCGGCGCAGCCCCACCGGCCGTTGCCGCTGCCGGCGGTGCGCTACTAGGCTCGCGGTTTGGTTCGGCGGGCGCCCGCGCAGGCGCGGCTTTGGGTCCGATATTGTTAGGCGCGGCGGACATAGGCGCGACAGGCTACAACATCGCCGCGCCGCATCTTGGCCTGTCAAACGTGGGGATACCCTCTCAAGTTATTCAAGACGTACTGGAACGCTTCGGGGTCGGGCGCCAACCCGAAACTTACGGCCAACAATTGCTGTCCGATGTTGCTACCGGCGGCACGGCCGCAGGGGCGCAGGCGGCAGGGTTTAACGTGCTGGCGCGGCGGTTGGGCACACCGATGGCGCAAAACTTAATGCCGCAGGCCCGCGTTCAGACGCAACAGCCGCCTAGCGTCATGGCTAAACTTGCAGAACAGCCCGCCGCGCAGATCGGCGCCGGCGCTGGCGGCGCGGCGGCGCCAACATTGGCGCGTGGCGTGACGGAAGACGAAAACCCCTACCAAGACCTTGCGGCCAGTTTGGCCGGGGCCGTTTTTGGTGGCATAGCCGCAAGCAAGGCGGCTACCGGGGCGCGCGGCGTAGTGGACACGGCTCGCCGGCGGAACACACCAACGACGGCGGAACTAAAAACGCAAGCCGACCGTCTATACGCAGCCGCTGACAACGCCGGCGCGCTGTACGACCCCGCTTCGGCGTCGGGGTTCGCGGGTGGTTTGCGGACTTTTGTTGCCAACGAAGGTTATACACTTGGCCAGAACACCCCCACCGTAGTCAATAAAACAATATCTATTTTGGATAACTCAAACCAGCCGATGACGTTTACCCAACTACACACGTTGCGAAAAGAATTGGCGACTGCTCGCCGCAGTCTTAGTGGCTCTGCCGCGCCTGGCTCGAACTCCGACGCGGCGCTTATTGGGGACGTTATTCGCCGGCTGGATGATTTTACTTTAAACCCTCCTAGCGGCGCGCTTATTGGTGGCGACATTGCCACCACACGCAAAGCGGTGGCTGACGCTCGCACCGCATGGTCGCGCGCAAGCAAAAGCGAAGATATTGAAGACGCGGTATACCGCGCGTCTTTGTCCGCGCAAGGCACAAGCGGGCGTATGGATGAAGCGCTTCGCGCGGAATTTGCGAATTTAGCCAAACGCATACGCGACGGTAAGGCTTCCAACTTTACCGACGATGAAATTGCGAACATCGAACGGATCGGCCGCGGCGAAGGCAGGGGCGCCGTCGTAAAAGCCCTAAGCGCGATGAGTCCAGGGTTTACGGCGCAGGGCGCAACAGGGTTCATCGCTCCCGCTGCCGCCACCGGGGCCACAATGTATAGCGGCGCCCATCCTGAGTTAATGGCGGCGGCCATGGCGCTGGCGGCTACCGCCCGCGGCGCCCGCGTCGGCCGAAACGTGATGGCTGAACAGGCGGCGGCTAACTTGGCCGCAGGTGTGCGCCGTGGTGACGTGCAGGCGCCAATTGCCGCGCGACCGGTGCCTATGCTTTCGCCGACGTTGCAGCAGATGCTTTATCAACCTGAATACGAACCCGCCAACGCTTTTGTCCGCTAGAGGCCGCCCATGACGCAAGACTTGTACAACATCATCGTGGGCATTGCCGGCGCCGCGATTGGGTGGATGATGAAAGTGGTGTGGGAGAGCGTCAGGGCGCTGCAAACCGACATGAAGGCAATTGAGCGTGAACTGCATACAAGCTACATCAGCAAGGACGACTACAGGGCCGACATCCAAGAGATTAAAGAGATGTGCAAAGCGATCTTTGAGCGGCTAGAACGCAAGGCCGACAAGTAATGGAACTGCCCAAGCTGACGCCTGTTGTGCAGTTTGCGACGGCCAGCTTCGCGCTGGCTGTTGGCGGCTACTCTGCGGGCGAAAAGTTTGGCTGGTTCAAGAACGAGATTATCGCGTGGGCGCCGGAGCATTTCAGGATCGTCGACACCAAGATTGGCCAGCCCGTTACGGTAACAGTGGCGCGGGTCAAAAAGCGCGACGACTGTTCGGTCGAAGGGTTCGAGGTGACCGTGCGCGACGGCGCTGGCGTCATCCACCAGGCCACGCCAAGCATGACGCGGTTCACCGGTCCCGCTGGCCCTGAGATCGACACCTTCACCTACCTGCTGGACATTGCCGACAAGGAAACCATCGCCCAAGGACGGGCGACGCTGTTGGCTACCATTAAGTACAAGTGTCCTGAAGGTGAGCGGACTGTCACCTATCCTCGGCACCAAAACCTGACCTTCATGTTGGAGCGATAGTATGGACCAGCTTCTGAACCTTGTCCGCACGGTCGCGCCGTCCATCGCCAGCGCCGTCGGCGGCCCTCTGGCCGGCATGGCCACACGCGCCATTTCTGAGGCTCTGCTGGGCAAGCCAGACGGCACCGAGGCTGAACTGACCGAGGCTGCGGCCAAGGCCACGCCGGAGCAGCTTCTGGCGCTGAAGACCGCCGAGCAGGACTTCGCGGTCAAGATGCGCGAGTTGGACATCGACCTAGAACGAATCGCCAACGCCGACCGTGACAGCGCCCGCAACCGCGAGGTCGCGGCGAAGGATTGGACCCCGCGCATTTTGGCCGGGTTGATCACGGCGGGGTACTTCGGCGCTCTGTTCTACATGCTGCAAAACGGCCTGCCGCAGCACGGCGGGTCTGAGGCCTTGTTGATCATGCTGGGCACCCTTGGCACGGCTTGGGGCGGCGTTGTAGCGTACTACTTTGGCAGCAGCGCCGGCAGTAAAGAGAAGACCGACGCGATGAATAGGATGGCTCGCAGGTGATCACTTCCAAGTTAATGCAGGGTTTGGGTTGGACCGATCCGGTCGAATGGGCCGCGGTGCTGAACGACGCCTGCGACCGGCACGGCATCATCACGTCCAAGCGCATCGCCATGTTCCTAGCCAACACGGGCCACGAGAGCAACGGCGGTCGCGCCATCCGCGAGAACCTGAACTACAAGCCTTCCGCGCTGGTGGCGCAGTGGCCCAAGTACTTCTCGCCCGAATACGCCGAAGAGGTGGGCCGCACGGACGCGCACCCGGCGGATCAGAAGGCCATCGCCGAGGCGGCCTACGGCGGACGCATGGGGAACAAGAACCCCGGCGACGGCTGGCGCTTCATCGGGCGCGGGCTGATGCAGACGACCGGGCGGTACAATTACGAAAAGCTGGCGCAGACCATGGGTATGCTGGTAGATGATCTGCCAAGCTGGATTGAGACTAAGGAAGGCGCCGCCGAAAGCGCGGCGTTCTATTGGGCCGCCAACGGCTGCAACGAACTGGCCGACGCTGACGCGCTGGACAAGTGCCGGCAACGGATCAACGGCGGCCTGATCGGCATAGCGGACGTGCGCGAGCGGTATGTTAAGGCGCTGGGCTTGCTGACGTAAGCAGTTCCCGCCGCTCGCGCATGGCGCGGAGCGCGGTGAACCGCTGGTGCATACGGATCATCAGGGTGGTGCGGCGCTCACCCTGACGCTCTTCTTCGATCAGGTTGGCCAACTCGTCTTCGCGCAGGCTGCTCAACCGGGCGTTCAATTCCCGCCAATTCATTCTTTCGGTCCCTTCAGTTCGTCCAAGGCCATGTCTGAGATGGCGCGTTTGTCATAAAGCCCGGCCCATATACGCTCGTCAATGGTTTTGTTGCAGAGCAGGACATAGACCCAGACTGGCGCGGTTTGGCCGCCGCGGTGCAGGCGCCCGACGACCTGCTCGTACAGTTCGAGCGACCACGGGATCGACATCAGCACCATCTTGTTGCCGCCATACTGGAGGTTCAGCCCGTGCCCGGCCGACTTGGGGTGGATCAGC